TTATTAAAACAAATAGACAGACGTATTCTGGAAATCATCAGTATACTCCAAAAACTGAGCATGAAATATCTAGACAAACTGTGGACTTTGAATGTCCAGGGCATATCAAAAACATTATTGACGCATATATAAAACCAATATATGCAGATGAAATAGAAATGTCACACTATAACTATATTGAATATAGTTTAAAATACAGCAATGGCGAAAATGTTCCTGCATTACCACCACATGTTGATGCTGCTGAAACTCCAATGACCTTTAACTTTAGGGTGGGTGGCAATATTGATTGGGAACTTTATGTAGATGGAAAACCATACAGCTTAGAGGTTGGAGATGCAATAATCTTTAGCTCTTTGAATCAAGTTCATTGGAGACCAAAACGATATTGGGATAAGGAAGAGTTTGTTGAAATAATTAGTTTTAATTATTCGCCACTAGACAACTGGAGATTTACTGGAGAGCCTGATCCGATTGATCCAAGGTTTTTCCCATTGCAAAGGCAAAGACATAATGATAAACTAAATCAAAGAGAAGAATTTATAGATGCCTGGAGAATTTATAATGAAGATGGATTACGTATTGGAATACCAACAGATAGACATGGAGGTCTAAAATAATGGAACAAGAGAAAACTACCCTAGAGATGGTCAACGGCCTTACTGAGATAGCTGATTTTATGAATGATGAAGAGCTAACTGCAGCACTTACTTTTGTTGCCAAGCTAATTATTAAACCAGACATTCCACTTCAGGTTGCTACTGTAGAGATCGTTAGGCTACAGGCAATAGCCACCAAGATGGCATTTAAGGCCACTTGGCTAACCAATGTTGACAAGAGCGACAGGGCTAAAAAGAATATTTATTATACAGCTGCGGAATCAATCAATAATCTAGTTTCTGCCTTGAAGTATATTACAAGATAGTGTACAATAGAAGGAACAAGAAAAGAGTTTTATAAAATGGCAAAAAGTTTATTGCAGCAAGTAATGCTGAAATCAGAAAAGAAAAAAGAATCATTTTTAAATGCAGACGAACTAATCGAAAAGATTCGTTCTGGGTATACTATTAATCGTGTACCAAAGTTTGCACAAAAGAAAACATTTGCACCCTCAACTATTGCATATTCTCATGGTGAATGTCCAAGATATTGGTACCTAGCATTTGAGGGTGGAGTATTTGAGGATAATGCAGACGCATATGGTGGTGCCAACATGACAGCTGGTACCAAATCCCATGAGCGTATTCAAGAGGCTATGGGCAATGTTCCAGGCTTTCTTGTAGATTCAGAATTTAAGATTACCTACAACGATCCACCTATCTTTGGTTTTGGAGATGTTATCCTTAACTGGGGTGGAGAAGATCTTTTAGGTGAAATTAAGACTATGCCCAATGAGGGTTTTGAGTATCGAAAGAATACAGGAAAGCCAAAAACTGGTCACCTAATTCAGCTACTCATTTACATGAAGATTTTGGGTAAGTCAAAGGCAGTACTTATATATGAGAATAAGAACAATCACGACTTGTTGATTCTGCCAATTGAAGTAACTCCTGGTAGTTACTACGTACAGTGGGTAAACCAAGCATTTGAATGGATGCGAGAAGTTAGGAAGGCATGGGAAGATAAGACCTTGCCAACCAAGAACTATCGCTCTAATTCAAAGATCTGTAAGACCTGTCCTCTTAAGGCAGTCTGTGCAGATGCTGGTGAAGGACAGCTAAAGATTAAGTCCTTGGAGCCACTAGATGAAGACAAAGCATTGCCAATGGTGTGATACAACATTTGAAACAAGTATCTCTTACCAGATATATTGTTCACCTGCATGTAGAGATGGTGCTACTAAAGAAAAGATAGCAGCCAGATACATGCTGACCCGTAGATCACGGAGACTTGGCAAAGAGCGACTATGCAAATCATGCAATAAACCACTATCAATATACAATGATGATAACCTGTGTCTAAATTGTGACACAAACCCATCTGACGTATTTAAAACATTAAAAGAATTAAAGAGGTTGGCAAATGGTAAAGATAAGCCATCTGACAAGTAAACCAAATAGAATATGTTCAATTGATGCTAGTACAAACAGTTTGGCTTTTGCCATATTCAATGGAAATAATTTGGTTAAGTATGGAAAGATTAAGTTTGAGGGGAATAATGCCTACCAGAAGCTTGGTGATGCTGCAAGAAAAGCTATGCCATTCTTTAAGCATTTTGAGATTGATGCAATTGTTATCGAACACACAGTATTTATTAATAGTCCAAAGACTGCTTCTGATCTTGCCTTAATACAGGGGGCACTTCTTGGTGCTGCTAGAATTTCTGGGGTGCCTACAGCAGGCTCCATTAATCCTATTACGTGGCAAAGTTTTATTGGAAACAATAAACTAACTGCAAAAGAAAAGCAAGATCTGATGGCTGAATTTCCAGGCAAATCAAAAAACTGGTATCAGAATAAGTCTAGAGAAATTAGAAAACAAAGAACCATTAAGTTTGTTAATACCTATTATGATAAAGATATTAGAGATGATGATGTTGCAGATGCCGTAGGTATTGGTCACTATGCAATACATAACTGGGGAAAGATTGACAAGTAAATGGCAAAGCTATATACTAATGAGGCATGGTTAAAAAAGCGTTATTGGATGGACAAGAAAACTCCAGAAGAGATTGCAAAAGAATGTGGAACAAGCGTAGAAACTATATACGTATATCTTGCTAAATTTAAATTAAGAAAGTCAAAAAGATGAGCGATAATCTAGAAATTCATGTAGACCAGGTAAATCACCCAATACATTATACTGCAGATCCAAGCGGTATTGAGTGCATTCAAATTACACGACACCGTAACTTTAACATCGGGAATGCCATCAAGTATTTGTGGAGAGCAGGACTAAAAAATGAAGATAAGCATATTGAAGATCTCAAGAAAGCTATATTTTATATTAATGATGAAATTAAACGTCTTGAAGGAAAAGACTAATGAAGAAAATAATTCAGCAATCAGTTGCCGAAACTAAATTTTTTAAAAATCCAGAACTAATTCTTGAGGATGGAAAAGCTGTATACCAGGGTGATCTTATTAAGATAAAGGGAGAGCATGGACTTAAGTTTAAGTTTCATAGCCTAACAACTAATACTGAGACTGGTGCTCAGTGGGTAGATTGCTTTGAAGTATTTCGTGGTCAAGTTGGAGCATTTAGATCATTCCCATCTGATAGAATTAAACGTATACCTAAAAAGAGAGTAAAGAAAAATGTCAACAGAAGAACAGCTAGTACAGCATCTTGATCAGGTCAACAGGGTTGTAGAAAGATACCTTGCTGGTGCTGAGCCTACTCAAATCTCTAAAGAACTTTCTCTACCACGCCAAAAGGTAGTTGCCTATATTGATGAATGGAGAGCTATGGCTGCAGACAATGCAGCAATTCGTGCTCGTGCAAAAGAGGCCTTGGTAGGTGCAGACACACACTACAATAAGTTAATTTCAAAAGCATATGAGGTTATTGATGATGCAACTACTACTGCAAATTTAGGGGCAAAGAATGGTGCCATTAAGCTTGTCATGGATATTGAAAAGACCCGTATTGACATGCTCCAAAAGGCAGGACTCCTGGAAAATAAAGAACTTGCAGAAGAAATGATTGAGATTGAGCGTAAGCAAGAAATTCTTGTAAATATACTTAAAGATATTGCAACTGAGCACCCAGAAGTTCGTGATAAGATTATGCGTAGACTTTCTGAGGTAGCTAAAGAACGAGAGGTAATAACCATTGTCCACGATGTTCAATGAGTTCCTTGAAGTACTAAAAGATACTAACTTTGCGGAACGTCCTGTAGATGCCAAGACATTTGTTGAGGGTGAAGATTTTCTAGCCCAACCACCACTGTCTCAAATCCAGTACGACATTGTTGAGGCTATGAGCCAAATCTATAAACTAGAAGACGTTATTGATTTGATGGGGGAAGAAGAGGGTAGACGCTATTATAAAAAATATACTAAAAATGAAGTCATTCTTCAACTGGGTAAGGGAAGTGGAAAAGACTTTACTTCTACTGTTGCTTGTTCTTATATTGTTTATAAGCTATTGTGTCTCAAAGATCCTGCAAGGTATTTTGGCAAACCTTCGGGAGATGCGATAGATATTATCAATGTTGCTATTAACGCACAGCAGGCAAAGAACGTTTTCTTTAAAGGTTTTAAAACTAAGATTGAAAAGTCACCATGGTTTGCTGGTAAGTTTTATGCCAAGGCAGAAAGTATCGAATTTGATAAATCTATTACTGTTTATTCTGGTCACTCTGAGCGTGAGTCCCATGAGGGTCTTAACCTTATCCTAGCCGTACTTGACGAGATCTCTGGTTTTGCTCAGGAGATTGGAACTGGTAATGATCAGGGTAAGACTGCAGACAATATTTATAAAGCTTTCCGTGCTTCTGTAGACTCTCGCTTTCCAGACCTTGGCAAGGTAGCATTGCTGTCATTCCCAAGATTTCCTGGAGACTTTATCTCCACCAGATATGATGCAGTAATTGCTGACAAAGAGGTTATTACTAAGCATCACAAGTTTATTATGAATGAAGACTTGCCTGCAGATGCAGAAGGAAATAGTTTAGAGATTGAATGGGACGAAGATACGATCTTGTCATATAAATATCCAGGTGTCTTTGCACTAAAGCGACCAACATGGATCGTAAATCCAACTCGCAGTATTGAAGACTTTAAGGTATCATTCTTTACTGATTTAGGGGATGCCATGCAACGTTTTGCCTGTGTCCCTACCTACATGTCTGATGCATTTTTTAAACAGCAAGACAAGATTAGATCTTGTATGACAATAGTAAATCCAATAGATACTTATAAAAGATTTATGGAATCTTTTAAGCCAGACCCAGATAAGACCTATTACGTTCATGCTGACCTTGCACAGAAGCACGATAAGTGTGCTGTTGCAATTGCTCACGTAGAAAAATGGGTAAATATTCAGGTAGTCAAAGATTATGAACAGGTAGCACCTATCGTAGTAGTAGATGCTGTAGTCTGGTGGGAACCAAAGATAGAAGGTCCAGTAAACCTATCAGAAGTAAAGCAATGGATACAGAACTTGCGTAGACAAGGATTCAATATTGGAATGGTCTCATTTGACCGTTGGCAATCATTTGATATCCAGAATGAATTAAAACAGGTAGGAATGAGAACTGAAACCGTATCAGTTGCAAAGAAGCATTATGAAGATATGGCTATGTTGGTATATGAGGATCGTCTCATAATGCCAGCAATTGACCTTTTGTTTGAAGAGCTAACTGAGCTCAAGATCGTCAAGCAAAATAGGGTAGACCACCCTCGCAAATCTTCTAAAGACCTTGCGGATGCTGTTTGTGGTGCTATCTTCGGAGCTATTTCGCATACTCCAAAAGATCTAAACCAAGTAGTTGAAATTCATACCTTCAAGGATAGGCCAAAGCCTCAACTTGACAGCAATAGGGATAATGTGATAAACTATAAACCTATGCCAGAAGAAGTACGAGAATACTTGGCTAGATTTGATTTAATCTAACTAACATATAAGGAGAAAAAACATGACTTCTGTAAAGAAGCCCTTTATTGCTATTGCCACTGCACTAGCAATCGCAACAACTGCCATTGTGGCAGCTCCAGCTAACGCTGCTGTCGGATTTGCCCTTGTGGGTGGAGACTCAGGAACTGTCGCTGGTACTACTGAAGCAACCGCAGTTACTCTTCCAGTGCCTGCAGATAACAATGTTACTACTGGTGACGTTCTACGCATCGATCTAACTGGTCTTGCAAACAATGTAACCGTAACTGCTACTGCAACTGATGCAAAGCTAACTGCAACTACTGGAACAACTGTTCTGCCATCTGCTGGAACCACTACTGCATCTGTTGCAACTGGTACTGGTACTGTTGCATCATTTAACGTATTTACTACTACCACTAAGGTTGGTAAGGTTGTTTTGTCAGATGGTACATCTACCCTGGCAACATACTACGTTAAGGGTGCTGCTGGTGCACTAAACACCATCGCACTTGCTGCTCCAACTGCTGCACTTGGAACTACTGCCAAGGTAACTGTTGCAGGAACTGACGTATTCGGAAACGTTGTCGCTGGTTCGACCGTTGCATTGCAGGTTGTAAGTACTACTGGAACCACAACCTACTCAGTAACTACTGATGCTAAGGGTGAGGCTAACAAGGAACTTACTGGTCTTGCTGTTGGTTCGTATGACCTAATTGCAACTGCTACTGTTGCTACTGCTGTTACTGGTCTTACTGCTCCTGTTGGTTTCGTTCGTGGAACCCTTAAGGTTGTAGACCTTGCTGCTCTTGTAGCAACTAAGGATGCAGAGCTTGCTGTTGCAAATGGCAAGGTAGCAGATCTAACTGCAGACAAGACTGCTCTTACTGCACAGGTAGCAGACCTAACCAACAAGCTGGCTATTGCTACTGCTCTTGCAGATGGTAATAAGGCAAAGTACAATGTACTTGCTGCTAAGTGGAATAAGGCTCACCCAAAGAGCAAGGTTGCACTGCTCAAGTAATGTGAGTATGATAGTGAGGGGGAAGGGCAAAAATCCTTCCCCTTTGCTGTCCCTGGATTTTTAAAAAAGGAGTTAGAATAGATGTCTATACA